ATGTATCACTCTATTCTAGTCCCCATAGACATCTCAGATCCTGAGTTTACCCAGCAGGTCATTGCCCACGTTGAAACACAATCAAATCTGACTGATGTCGCTCACGTTCATTTCCTAACGGTTATTCCGACATTTCCCTATTACGCTTCTCTTGGGTTAGCTTATGCGGGAGAGGCTCCCGACCAGGAACAGATTAAAAATGAAGCGCTAGCAAAATTATCTGAAATCATTGATAAATTTAATATACCGAAAGACAGGATAAAAAAACATATAGCTTCTGGCTCCCCCAAAGATGAGATACTCAGGCTTGCTAATGATATTAAAGCCGACTTGATTGTCATCGCGTCACACCAGCCAGGCATAATGACTTATCTACTGGGCTCGAATGCCGCGGCGATAGTCCGCCACGCCGAATGCTCAGTTCTTGTCGTTCGTTAAACCTGGCATAATGTGTTCCCTCCCAAACCCTGCTGAAATCGCAGGGTATTGGATAGGACCGACTTAAAAATCCCCAGTACAAGTTCATCCCTGATAGAGATAATTAATCATGGCATCAAGGCCAAAACGATATGATGCCGTCTTACCTAAAAATCGGGCATATCAGCGATATTACAAATCTTATTACTGGCGAAATCCACTTACTGAAAAAGAGATTCCTCTGTGACAAATCGCCCGTAGAGATGCCATATCCCAAGCTATTCAGGCTAGCAATATATTGAATCAAACTTTCAGCCAGTAGTCCTACTTGAGCGACTGCCAGCTCTGCCCCAACTCCTGCGGCTAAAGCGTTATTCAGCGCTATTAAAGCATCGCGAGCTGGCTGAGAACACCATGAAAATGAGAGTCCTGCAAATCGGATATATTAACCAAGAATTTGAAGATAAGCCGCTCAAGGCCGTTACCACCAAGCATATCGCTGATTTTATTAACACCTATGTCAATAGCGGTAAAAGTTCGATAGCCGGTGACGTAGGTTTCAACATAGAAACGCGTATCGTCATCGGTCGGATCATCGTCACCATGATCAGCCGGCGGGGTAATTGCCGTGACTTCAATAGCATTACTTGGCGCAGGAATACCCAATCGGAAACTGACCGCTGGAAAATTCCCGTTACCCTGAGTCGCTATTTCATTGCTGGTGACCTTGGGATATTTGCCATCAGTGAAATACACTCGTTCATATTTATCCTGTGCCACAGGACTGCGAATAGCGTCAACAATATCGGGCCATGCAAACCAGTAATCATCGCGGTACCGAAAAATAGTTGTTGGTTTCAGGCTAAAGGTTTTTACACCATCCACATCAGCCATGATCGGTGTAATAACACCGTGACGAAAATGACAATTTTTGGCTACAGTGGCCACTTGATCTGGCAATAGATGTGGCACTGCCCGAGGCATTTCGCCGCGCATGGTGGTGATATCGATAGCTGACATAGTGAGAGGTTTCCGGCAGGCATAAAAAAAGCCCCACTAAAAAGTGGGGCTTGGCATCTTTGGGTAATTTACCTCGTTGTTGATAAGAGAGCAATGGGGTATTTATTTAATTTAAGGCGCATAACTACCTGGCTTCGAGGTAGAGGATATTTTTCAATATCTGTGAGAAACATCTGATAATTAATTTCGAGCTTGGTGCCGTGAATGTTTAATGGCAAACTTGGTTTTTGATCTAATGCTTAGGTTAATTAATCTAACTTCAGATTGTTGATAACTTATGATGAATTCATCATAATCAAAAATATATATCTACGCTATGTAAATAAAATCGGCGCTGGATACGGTAACTTTAAAGGGAATTTATCCGATGACGAGCGCTAAAGAATTAGCCACCAAAATGGCTGACTCTATCAATTTAAAAAGTGGCTTTCTTCGTAGTTTTGCTGGCGGTGCTTTGGAGTTACCTGTTGATTTGTACTATCTGGGATACGATTTCCTCGATACTGATAATCGTTGGGCTAATAGTATAGATAAAGAACGTTGCATTAGATTAGTTAAGCGTGGTTTTGCTAACGGGGAAAATCTGGAAAAAATTGCAAACGTAATTTTCACACGATATTTGGATAAGGTTGACGCGGATAAACTCAAAAACATAGCGATTAACGGATCAGCCAGCATTGCAGGAAGTATGGTGGCAAACAGACTTGTTTTGGGTAATATCAGCGCTATCTTTGCCAGAAATTTAATCGCAAAAATGCTGATAGGTTTTTCATTCACGACCATACTATCAATTGGGGCTGTTCAGTCCCGTGCTGTTTATACATCCCGTGAACTGAGTATGCGTGACCCTGAGTTATACGCCTATCTTAACCGACTTGGGGATCTCGACCTGTTATATTTTTTGGTAGAAAAACGGATTAGGCCATTCGAGGACGCTACCGCATTATGGTCTCGAAATCGTCAACTCTTTGATGAAGTCACTAAGTACTTCTTTCAAAAGGTCAGGTATCAATGAACCTACTTAAGCGTTTAGCCTCGCGCGTAATTGCAGGCCTTTGTGATTTTGTCATACTCGCAACAATTGCCTCTATAGTCTGGTTCTTATTCATATCTGAATCCGAATTTAGATACTTTAAGGCCGCGTTATCCTGTGTCGGATTTATCATCGCATATGCCATTTACTATATTGCAGATAAAATCCATGACGGCGTATAACTTTGCGTAACCTAACATGACTTGCAGATACCGGGTAATTAAGCCCGGTTTTGTATTTTACGCTTCAGTTAAAACAGCATCAGGAGACACTGGCCACTCGATATTTAGCGCATTCGAAACATCAGCGTTTTTCACCTTCACTCGATATTGCTTCCACGCTTTCAAGTCGGCGCGGAGTTTATCTGGCACATCATCGCCACCATCTTCTAGCCCCTCAATTTCATCTGACAACGCGCCTATCACGTTGTTTCTGACCTCACCAACCGGATCCAGCGTATGGATGGTGACGTCGAGCCAACCTACTATCGTGGCAATGATGGCACTGAATTTTACTTTTATACCTTCCAGTGGGGGTTGAAACTACGCTCAGGTGATATGGATGAGGAACTGAACCAGAGTACCGGCAACTACTTTAAAGCAGATGACCGGGGAGACTATACCACTCGTATCATCTGGCTAATGCGCTGTCGCGCAGAGATCCGCAGTGGTAATCCCTATCGACCGATGCCAAAACCAATTTATCCCGGTAATGAGCAATGGCGTGGCTTATCTCAGGTGAATACGGTCGATATAGGTATTCGTAAATGCTATTCATTGGAAGTTTTACTGGCTATCTATCAGTTTCACCGAGCTGGCCACAATGAAAACTTGATTGCCAGCAGCACCGGTATCCGTAAGATGTTAGAACATAAAACCCAAGGCCAGCGCAAAGCATGGCAACTGGCGCACCAGCTTCGTGTTCCCGCCAAACGAGACATTATCAACCGGCTAATTCGGAAGATTTAGTTGTAGCGGAAAAACATTCGGGTATGAGTAATCGACTTCTACAAAATAAACTGAGGACTGACCAATGAAAGCTCACGATATCAATAGTCATGTATATTCATTATCCCAATACTCTATCGCGTCAACCTTATCACCATACAAAGTCAACATTGTATGATGAACAGCAACAATATTTCTGGCAAAGGGTAATAGCTGAGAATACGCAGTGAATTTAATTCCCTCTAATACCTTCATGCGTTGAACTGTTATCAATGAATGAAGATATTCGTCTCTGATAAATATATCTTCAGGTCATTAAAATATAATGCTTTTGAAAAATACCATCCTTGCACATAGCAATTCGGCATTTTATCCTTAAGGAAATTATATTGCGCTTCATTTTCAATACCTTCAAACACTATTATCTTAGGCATATCCTTAAATATCTCGACAATTCCAGGTAGAACATGCTTATTTATAGATTCAGTACCAATCGAATCAATTAAAGACTTATCAATTTTAATTTCATCCACATCAAGTATGGATAACCAATTTAAGTTAGAATAGCCGGTCCCAAAATCATCAAGAGCAAATAAGATGCCAGTATCAGCATATGCGGCAATTGAGCGTTGAAGTTCTTCAATGTTAGCATTCTGCCGCTCCGTCATTTCGAGCACAATGGAACTGCCTGATACACCTACTTCATTAAGTACAGTCATGAGACTATCTTTAAATTTTTTGGAGCAAATGTCTGAGCAGTTAACATTGATGCTCAAAAGCAAGTTACTATCAATAATATCCCTACATTCTTTAATTGAATTCTCAACAACATATATACTAATCTTATCAATTAATCCATTTTTCTCCGCAAGAGGAATGAAAATATCAGGCTCTATATTCCCTATTTCCTCATCATTCCATCGTAAAAGAACTTCAACACCAACAATGCTCTGGTCTATTACCTTATGAATAGGCTGATACACAAGATTTAACTCTTTATTTAAAATCGCGATCTCTAACCTAGCAGCTAGTGTTTTTTTATTGTCAATATGACTATTTATTATAAAGTAAACAAGTAAGGAAATCACAAAATAAATCAGAAGCAAGAAAAATAAAATATATGAATTATGATATTCAAATAAATGAAATTGAGTACCCGCAGTCACACAAATATTATTTTCTTTACTACAGGATTTAACCATAATAAACGTAATGTTTTTTGCCCCGTTATGTTCTATTGACTCCAAGGTGGCCACATCAAAACCAATCTTAAAGAAATGGTGCTCGTGATTATAATCCCCAACGATAGCATTAAAATGCATGTTGACGGCCTCGTCCCAAAAACGTCGAAATGCGAATGGAGATATTGTGATAGCGAAGTTATCTGTATACAATATATCAGCAATTATATTACTATCTACTTCAGCATCTAGAATCCAAGTATAGCTATCGTTTTTTATTTTATTTTTAAAAATATTCAATATTACTGGTGCAGACATTTTTCCCCACAATGCCGAACAATATACTTTTCCATCATTTACATACGCTATATCTTTTATCAGGGGGTATGGCCACAATCGCACTCTTAAAATGTGCAGAAATTGTTCACTGCATGGAGTGTATAATAAAAATTCATCTCGTTGTTGATCAAAGAATTTAATTTGCTCTATCAAATTATCACTTCTACCAAGAATTTCTTTTGCATACTTTTCTAGTTTTTCGTTTGTGGAAAAATAAAATCCACTTTCAGCCAAACCAAAAACAAAACCGAAGGATAGTGTCAAAGATATAAGAGTTACTACTATTGTTTTTTTAAATTTATTAAGCAAAACATACTCCTTATTAACCACCTATTAAATCTACAAGGCAATTCATATCATTTATTCCATCGCAAATCCCAAAAGACCTATTGATGATAATAGGCTTTCATTGTTATCGGCATAAAAAATAAATTCTTCAATTCTTTACTAAATCCTATGATTTTAATAAAATAAGTTTAGCTTAGAAGCTTAAACCTTACAAACCACCATGGAAGTTATTAAAAATTCAAATGAGATCTAGAGCGCTACTAAATTCTAATTCAAGTGAAAAACTCAAGATATTCACCGAAGTTTTTTACCTGTATAAAAATATTGCACATGTTTTATATCTTCACATTGCTATAGCCACGTAAAACATGGCCCCTTACTACCCTAGACCAAACGACCATAATAGGGCGTAGCATCGTTGCGCCCTTTCCTACTGAGGAAAGACCAATGACCAAACTACTGACATTAGAAGAATGGGCAGAAGAAACCTACCGCAGCAACCAACCAACCCCCCAGACACTCCAGCGCTGGGCGCGAGGCGGCAATATTTACCCTGATCCTGAAAAACATGGGCGCGAGTATCGGGTACAGCCAGGTGCGATTTATATTCAGCCTAAAAGCTATCGGCTGGCAAAAGAAATATTTAAAACATCATCCAGCACAAGTTTGTCACTGATAGAGAGAATTATTCATGGCATAGAGGCCAAAAAAGTATGATGCCAATTTGCCAAGAAATCTGACATATCGGCGTAGAGAGAAATCATTTTTCTGGCGCAACCCAATAACTGGTTCTGAAATTTCCTTAGGGTAAATCGCCCAGAGGTATGCCATCTTTCAGGCCATTTAGGCTAACAACTATATTGAATCAAACTTTCAGCCAGTAGCCCTCCTTGAATGATTGCAAGCCCCTGCCCCAACTCCTGTGGCTATCACCCAGTGCGGCAAGCATCCGTGGGCCCATACACGGTCCCATTCCAGGGAGTGATTTGAACAGTTCTGCATCCGGAAGCGTATCGAATAAGGATTCAATACGTTCGTCGTAGGTTCTGATTAGGTCGCCTGCCAGTTTGATTTGGGATGCAAGTGCTGTTGCCATCAATGCATTTGCCTCGATGACAGTTTTATCTGTGGTCAGGGGAATAGCGCTGGCAATACTTGCAACCCGCTGTTCGGTATATGCAACAGCAGGACCACCTTTAGCGTTCATAAAATGACGGACAGTATCGCTGCGAGCCCGTTTGAGTTGTTGCAGGCTCGGCCAGCGAATGATTAGCTCGCAGAACAGTGAGCTGTCCCAATGGGAGAACCATTCCAGGGGCTGGGGGTAATACTGCTTAAGCGTGTTGATGAGCCGATTAACAAAGCGACGCTTGTCTTCGACCAGCAGTCGGCGCTGCTCAACTAATTGCTGGAGTAATCGGATATCCGGATTGTCGGCTTCAATGGCTTTTATCTTGTGGGGATAACGTAGCATCAGGTCTAATGCCAGTTCAGCATCCTGCGGATCATCCTTCGCACCGCTGGGCCAGAAAGCCTGTCGGTAGCGGGCCAGTGACAAGGCGTGTATTGGAAAAACAGTGACAAATGGGTACTTCTGGAGGGCATACACCACCGGGCCTTTCTTCAGCTCAACGGCATAGCAATCCTACCTTTCACCCTCTGGTGTAACTCATTGAGCCAGATATCAAGCGCCTCAGGCGTATGTTCAATCACATGGAATATGCGATCACCGTTTTTAAACTGAACGCAGACATCATGTTTTTTATCCGCCCAGTCCAGACCAACATGAGCAGCAAACTGATCTTTCGCAGTCATCACCAACTCCTTTTATCGGGGATTGGTATGCATTCCACGCTCTTCGAAAGAAATATAGTCAGCAGTTTTTCTGCATGCCCTGAGTATTCGTTAGCGAACGTGGAGCACTTACTGGCTCGAAAGCAAAGCGGCAATCATTAAATCACATGATTCTGGCACAATATTCGTAACCAATAAGCGCATACCCTGAATCACTTAAAAGTGTAACTCTCAGGGTGTGAATGACTATATCTGGCACTAAGCCTACCAGCAGAAGGATCAAGAGCAATTATGGGCGAAATATAGTCTTGCTCGCCCTGCAAATTACACTGTGAAAGTATGATTTAAATCCAATTGTGTCAGCACACGTGGATAGGCCCATAGGTACAAATTTATCTTTATAAAACAATCCAGCTCAGCAAAGTACAGGTATTGATATGATTGAAGAAAAATCAAATACAGCCGATAAAGCATCTATCTACTAATTATTGTATTTAACATGGGCAACGAACTTACACACAATAAAGGACGATATGAAATTAAATAAAACCGTCATCGTAACTGTAATCTCTCTGGGGCTTACAGGGTGCGCTAATGTATTACCCCTTGATTACAAAGACTACACGGGAAGCGATGCTGCGACGTTGTATGTACTTAACCGTGAGGGAAATGTAGGCACCATCTATCTAGGTTCTTACACGTTCAACAGCCAAAACAATTGCTACGATATGTCTGATCGCTATGAACTTGACTCAAATATCTTTCAAGCTAAAGGTAATGTAGTAGTTAGTAAGATAAAACCCAATATCCTATACTCTGTTTCGCAGATCAAAAATAAAGGCGGGGGATATATTCTAAACTCTCATTCATCACTAATTCCGGAAGCAGGGAAGTATTATTATATAGCCTCGGGAAGCCAAGCCATTCAGGTCCCCGCAAACTTCACCCCGGACGCATCGGTAAACTCCGATGACGTAATCAAAGATCATGCTAAAAACCCTGTTAAATATTGGAATGTGAAAAATATTTGCACCCGTCCATTCTGGAAAATTGGTTGACTCATAAAGTTACGATCCCCAGATGAGACTATCTTTGAGTTGGCAATTAAAGCCATCTATAACCGCGGCAACATTGCTTTACTCAAAGCTTAATAAATATCCTCCGGCATAGCCGGAGGTTTTTCATATGCGCCTATAAGGCTCTGTTGCCAGCCGCGCCCTAACAGGCGCATCGCGATCTGACATTTGCATTTATGGATTACTTACGGCCCGTAAACGGGCTCCCCGGATAGGGGATCGAGAGTTGCTCACCCATTTTATCCTCTTCCAACTGGTGCTTTATGTATTCTTGTATCCTGGCTGTATTTTTCCCAACCGTATCAACGTAATACCCTCGACACCAGAACTCCCTGTTACGGTATTTGAACTTCAAATCGCCAAACTGCTCATAAAGCATCAGCCTGCTCTTTCCTTTCAGGTATCCCATAAAACCCGACACACTCATTTTGGGCGGGATTTCCAGAAGCATATGGATGTGATCCACACAGCATTCTGCTTCCAGAATATTCACGTTTTTCCATTCGCACAGCTTTCTTAAGATACTGCCTATCGCTTTGCGCTTTTCCCCGTAGAACACCTTTCTTCGGTACTTCGGCGCAAAAACTATGTGATATTTACAGTTCCATCGCGTGTGCGCTAAGCTCTTTTCGTCCCTCATAGGGACCCCCTTTTGATTTCTTGTTGAACATTTGCAGTGGCCAGACCGCAAACTGTTTTAACAAATCAAAAGGGGTTTTTATAACTGGCTCAAAGCTGAAAGCTTTACGGAACCTCCAGCCTAGCTGGAGGTTTTCTGTGCACAAAAAAAGCCCCACTAAAAAGTGAGGCTTGGCATCTTTGGGTAATTTACCTCGTTGTTGATAAGAGAGCAACGGAGTATTTATTTAAGGTGAATAGTTACCTAACTTAGCGGTAGAGGATATTTTTCAATATATGTGGGAAATATCTGATGTTGTGCTATTTTCAGATTTTTGCTCACTATAATGATTTGGAGTATGGATCCCTAATCCAATATGCTAAGTGGAAGCTAATGTAATCACAACAAGGAAATGTTATGGATTCATCAAGATTTATTAAGGCCATGGCTGAGGGAATCAAGTCTATCCCCATGGATTTATATTTGGGGGTTGAGCGAACCTTTCAAGATTTGAATCTTTCAGATAGCGGACGATATTATCAGCAGCGCAATATGTTTGATGATAAACGTTTTCTTAATGCCTTCAGTAATCTCATTCGCGATCGATTTATTATCGCTAAAATAGCAGATATCATCATTCATGATACCCTCAGCCGTTTACCGGATGAAACTATTCAACAATTACACCAAGAGCTTATCTATGGTGCCACCGGTAAAATCACGCGTATGGCGGCACAAATATTGATATCAGGTTATATCAGTGGACGAGTCGTTAGTGGCTTAGCGGCCAGTTCTGCGGTAACACTGAGTTTTAGACTGGGTACCACCGCGATGGTTTCCATAGTGATGCTACAAGGGATCGCATCTCGCGCCAGTGAAGCATCACGGACATTAGCCCGAGAAAATCCATCGCTTTTTAATAAGCTAAAACCTGATGGCTACGATATGTTGTTCTTTCTTTTTGAGAAGCCGTTCGAGTGTTTTATTAAACTCAGTAAAATGGCAAAAAATAACCCTATAGCGTTGAGGCATTTTGCAGATGAAATCAAAAGTTATTAATGGGTTATTGCGGTTTATCTTCGATATGATTGGCGTTATCGTAACGTTTTTCATTGCTATTGGGCTGATGATTGCTTACGCCTTCTATGAAGGGATAGCGGCATGGGGAGTGGCTATCGGCAGCATCATCGTAGGCTGGATCATCTTCTGGGCCGTGCAAAAATGCAGTGATAAACTGACCTCGCCCCAACAAAAATAGAGGTTATGCTGGCGTGATAGCTAAGTTTTTTTATTCCTTTCAATCGCCGGGCGATTAAGTCCGGTTTTGCTATCCCTATTCCGGCGCTGTCGGCCACTCAATATCCGGCGCAAGTGAAACATCGACGTTTTTCACCTTCACTCGATATTGCTTCCACGCTTTTAAGTCGGCGCGGAGTTTATCCGGCACATCAGAGTTACTATCCTCTAGCCCCTCTATTTCATCTGACAACGCGCCTATCACGTTGTTTCTGACCTCACCAACCGGATCCAGCGTATAGATGGTGACGTCGAGCCAACCTACTATCGTGGCAATGATGGTATTGAGTTTTACTTTTATACCTTCCAGTGGGGACTGAAACTGCGCTCAGGTGATTACGATATGCAGCTCATTAACGATATTGACTGGCATATTGAAATTCGCTGCACCAGCGGCATTGGCCTGATCGTCTCGGTCAATGAGTGGACATTACCCGTCTATCCCATGGTTGATGATTTTAAACAGAACTGGCCGGATGGCCTAACCCCAGCGGTTACCCAGCGTATTCGAGATCTGCTTGAGCCTACTCACCCGCACTTAGTTAAGCGGGCGGAGTGGGCAGAAACCGTGCTAACCGGAACCCTGCCGTTGAAAGATCAGCATTTAGATCTGCTAGTCCGCTCTGGGATCCATTCGTTATTTGATGTTGTCCGTCGAACGCCGGATATGTTGGCTAATGCCGTCAAAGGTTTTGGGACCGCCAGCGCCCGCCAGGTACATGCTCAATGCACCCGAATCGTAAAAGAGAGGGAATTAGAGCAGAAACAGAAGGAGGCCGCATGATGGATGAGGAACTGAACCTAACCACCGGCTGCTTTTTTAAGGAAGAGACTACACCGCTCGTATCATCTGGCTAATGCGCTGTCGCGCTGAAATCCGCAGCGGTAATGGGTTCAACTCAGCCTGGCACTTGCGCTGATTACCGGTCAACGCCGTGACGATGTGCGGCAATTAAAAAGAAGCGATGTGCATGATGGCAAGCTTTGGATAGTCCAAAGTAAAACTAAAATGCAGATAGCTATATCACTATCACTTCGGTTGGAAATAATGAATACCACGGCTGTGCAGGAAAAACATTTAAAATCAACAAGTTAAAAAAGACCAAATACGATTCCTCTTTTAGATTTAAAAGAATTTTTCTTTTTAAAATCAAATAATTAAATCAATATCATCTCAAAAAACACCTTCCATTACCTTACTTCCCTAGTCTTTAAATTCATATAGTTAACTGCTAATTCGGAACCATTCGTAAAAATTTCGATACGTTTAATGCGTTCGGCTTGTGTTTTGTAGCAAGGTACGATTAAGTCTGACTGGCAGCTATGAGCGGGCAGCGGACGTTGATGGCGTTTCAATTGCTCTAAGAATAAAATATGTAGAATGCTGGTTATGAAACTAAAGCTGTCCTAGAAGCAGTTAAGTGATGAGCCCACTATTCGCACAGGCTATTGACAGTCATTGGGTTTTTTAATAACTTACTTGATAGGTTATGCGCAGACCTGTCAGCCTGTAGACAAATCCGCCAACGCGCTTTTTACCCTTTTCGTTTTCAGAGCATGTCCTTTTAACTTTGCTCTGTGTTTACAGGCCGCAGAGTATTTGTAAAAGGAATATGCAATGCTCCCACGTCTCAATGTTAACGATCACAGTTATGTCCCATCATTCGATCAGCTTCGCAAACAGGCTCGTTTCCTTAGAGATCGCTGCAATATTAAATTGAACCATGCCTATGAAATGGTAGCTTATTTCTATAAATTTTCTAGCTGGGGAGATCTGCTAAATCACACCACTAGTGATATAGCTATCGAGAATCAGCGAATCGTTGCTCAAATGCGTGAGGTACTCCAGATATACAGAAACAGTCTGCCAGCATCTGACCTACAACGATTATCCCAATTAGCAGCGCTGCAAGGAACCTTAACAGAGGTAGTGGTGAATGACCGCATAAAGACGTTAAACGATCTGGATATCGTTCAGATTTATAATTGCCTGTATAACGAAGAATATTGGGGTAAGCCGGGTCCGGTTTCTTTGTATGAAGTCCTCGATGAAACAGACCGATGCTTAGTGTTGCTTGCCAAACGGACAGCATTGGAGGGGCTTACTAAAACAGTAAATCCTCATATTAGCTTTCCATGGTTTGGACTCAAAATGTATGGATATTTGCATATTGATGGAAATACATTGAACTACAAATGCAGAGAACTGGACAGCTACCTATGGCCCTCAGAAAAACAATATGAAAAGGTATTCAGTAGGCAGTGGTTTGCTACATATATTAGTGGTTTCATTCGTACGCAACTTCGTTCTCTTTGTGTTTCCGGCTTTTCCGGAGAGTTGTCTATTGAGAGAGTAAATGATGTTGATTTAGTTACAGGGCAAATAGTATTACCATACTTTGATGAGTATGACGATTTTGATAATAACTTAGATAAAGATGAAGTAATAAGTGTAGCAATAAATGAGGTAGTTGAAAAACTGCTCAGTATTGGCGGTATCAAGAATATAAAAAAACAAAATATAACCTTCAGTTTTGGCAATGGTAAGATATATTGATGGATAGTTCATTTTTGGAACTGCTTAGTGCATTGCCATCTTCAACAACTGCATTTATTTTACTTGCAGGTGTTATATATACACTAGCCAAACAAGGCTGTTTTCCCTCACTTTCGCAACGTCAATTCTTTTGCTTGATAATGACATTTTCAGTGATAACTGGTTATAAAATCTTGTTTGGATAACTGTAGATACCTGTTCGGCAGGTATGAGAAAAAATACATAATTGTCCGCTTCGAACGAAGAACGGAAGTTCAACTGATTTTTTACACAGTTAGTTTTCGAGTCGATTTTAATTCTTTCACAGATGAGTGAGCCTGGCACCTACCATAAACGACGGAAGAGTAACTGCGACCCGTGTCATCAATTATCTGACAATGGCACTTAAAAGGCTCACCTGATGTTGAGCATTCATTCAAATGTTCGTGTTCAGCATTAACGTTAAAGTCGATCGTAATGCTAGCTTCACTTATCCAAAAATCAGGGATTTGTTGCTTTCTTAACAAACGCGCGAGCATGGCTGCATAATGGAGTACAACATAACGTCTCAGATTACAGTGGGGGGCACTCTTAGGAGGAGTAAGGAAAAAAACCATAGTGCTGAGGTTGTTATTAACAGCTAATAACTTTAACTGGCCAATAGTCCAGAATCCTTTGAAATCGTTGTTACGGCTTACAAAGCTCTCATTAAGAGCATTGGCTATGCCCCTCAGCTCAACTCGACGTGCCATTGTTTTCCTCGATTGCTTGGCAGAAATCATGATAGCAACAGTAAGCTCTAGTGATACCCCGCGCCAATCTTTAATGTGCTTTTCGTGATTCTGAATAGTTACTAAGTAATCAATATGCTTAGCTTTTTACGATGTCTGCTCTTGGCACTAAGCCGACTGTCAGACCTAGCAAAGGTGTCTGATTAAGTATGAGTCGCTACAGATGATTGGTCTCAATTTTAAGTCACGGACCAATAATGCAATGAATAAATGAATAGACCGAGCGATTAAACTCAGAGCTTCCTGATAGCGCTTCGCTGCTGCAAACTAGATGGATAGCTTAACTCTTTTCTTCCTCCTCACCGAAAAATTACATAAACATGACAGTCTATTGATTAATTTACATAACTGTTAGAATAGCGTAATTCAGGCATGGATGTTTTTTGAACAATTCAGATCAGGCAGTCATCTTAATGTTAGCAACAACTCCAACACAAAAAACAGCATCTAATAAATTTCGTAATGATATCAATGGTCTTAGAGCATGGGCGGTTATTGCCGTTGTTCTGTACCATTTTGGTGTACCAGGGTTCTCGGGTGGGTTTGTCGGTGTGGATGTTTTCTTTGTCATCTCCGGCTTTTTAATGACCCGGATCATCGTTTCTGGCATGGAGTCTGGCAATTTTTCATTCTTACAGTTTTATCTGGCCAGAGCGCGAAGAATTATTCCCATGCTTTTGGTGCTATGTTTTGCGCTATTAATTTTTGGTTGGTTCTGGCTGCCTGAACAGAATTATAAATTGCTAGCAACCCATGTGGTAAATACACTCTTTTTTATATCGAATATTAAATTTTGGCGTGAATCGGGTTATTTCGATGCGTCCTCACATGAAAAGTGGTTGTTACATACCTGGTCACTTTCTGTGGAGTGGCAGTTTTATATTATTCTGCCTATTATCATTTTTGTGCTGTGGAAGTTCATCAATTACAAGGCCGTTAAATTTGCCTTATTCGCACTAGGATTCCTATCACTGTGCCTTTCTATCTATGCTTCACAACGCTGGCCGTCAGCGGCGTTTTACCTTCTGCCAACCAGAATGTGGGAAATGCTGGCTGGGGGGATGGCTTGGTGGGTAACGCGTAGAAAGGCCATGCCGGAGACTCTGGCGAGATGTACAGAAGTTATCGGCATAGTATTTATCTCTGCGTCAATTGTGCTATTTAACTCATCAATTGTTTGGCCCGGCTCAAATGCGCTATTACCGGTAGCCGGCGCGGTGCTGGTACTGATTTCTGCGCGGCAAAAATCAATTTTCACCGCTAACATTATCGCTCAAAAGTTGGGGGCCAGTTCCTATTCTATCTATTTATGGCATTGGCCTATTGTCGTCGCATTAACTTATTTAAGTTTACTCAGTAACTATAAATGGGTACTGCTGGCTTTAGTTGCTACCGTGATATTAGGTGAATTATCTCTTAAGTTGGTGGAAAATCCATCACGGAAAGTTTTCGCCAAATTATCCACTACCTCTAACCTGGTCTATATATCACTGTGTACACTGGTCGTTGGTGTGCTGGCACTGATAGTTAGGCACAGTACGCTCGATCGCGGCATTATGGCAGATAAAGAAACCGTTGAGCTTTATGCAAAAATACAATCATTTCATGTAATGCCTAACCGAGATAACGGTTATTGTTTTTATAATGTTGACGGTGAGTCCGACCCCATCATCTCAATGGAAAAATCAGTGTGCAAACTGGGAGTTAAGTCATTGAAGCCAAAAGGGCTGCTGTTTGGTGATTCCTTTGCCGGGCATTATGAACCCTTCGTCGATGAAGTCGCGAAGAAACTCGGTATATCAGTAGATTCCGTCACCACTAACTGGTGTTTCCCGAGCTTAACGGATTCAACCAATGGCACTAAAACACGAGTGGCCTATAAACAGTGCCTGTTAAATAGAGAATATCTAAAAGATAACATTTCAAAATATGATTTCGTTATATTTTCTGGCATCTGGTTTGATTTATATCGCAAAGGTTATCAAAATGAAATTGTTGATGTAATTAAATATGCCAAATCTAAAGGGGTAAAAGTGTATGTAATGGCATCCCCAACACAATACGACATCAATGTTTTTGCTAATTTTATCGCTGCGGGAGTCAATGATTTACCGTTCAGATTAAAAGGTAATTCCAATAAAAAAGATGATGACACCCAAAAGATGGATATTATCTTCTCGGAATTAGAAAAAGATGGGTATATAAAATTCATCAAAAAAGATGACATATTTGATGAAAGTGACTTATACCATTACAACGGAATAGATATCCCCTACTCTCTTGACGGCGCTCATATCTCAGTTGACAGTTCATTGATGGCTGCCAAACGATTTATTGAAACTGGTGCCTATAAAAAATACTTTTCAGATGTAAAGTAAATATACAATTAGCCGGGCGATAGCGCCCGGCATTGTTACTCTGGTACCACCGGCCAGATAATATCAGGCGATTGCGCTATATCAATTTTCATTAAGAGAACCCGATATTTCTTCCATGCAGTAATCAATTCTTTTTCGCTATCCGTTGCTATTGCCAGATCAACTGCGTCCTGAAGCGGTGCAATAGCCTCTGCGGCTAACGTTAATAAATTGGCTTTCTTGTATTCATCTGCCTCTTGCTCCAGTTCTGCATGGGTTCTTGCCAGCACCCAGCCGGAGCAATCCCATTCATAATAATTGCCGTCATCGGGACAGACTGATACAACACCATAATCCCCGGCTAAAGCTCGCTGGTAGATCTCAACACAATACGCCATAGAATCTACTGGCGCGTCGCTGAAATTAAAGGTTCCACCGGCGATATTGTCAGTGATCGTAACATCAATATAGCGCTCGATATTCCGTGAGCGGGGCGCGGTGGCAGTAATTTTATCTATATCATTAATCATGAGATACGCATCCATAATGTGTTTCGGGTAAGCCCATCATTAACCGCCGCAAAACCTTGGCAACGCCATGTCCCGGTTAATAGTGTTTGTCCGTTATTGTAGTTTGCAACGTTATTCCACTTTAATTCACTGCCCGCTTTCACATCCCCCGGATTAACGGCATTTCCGACATTGGTAGAATTGATGGCGAAAGCATAAGAGCCAATACCGTAAGTATCCGGCACTCTGGCTTGCGCTATTACATTGGCAATATAAGTGCTTAAATAGCCACCCCATACTGAACCGTAGACATTCCCATCCGCAGCTAACCATGCCGCCGTATTGCCTGCATAAACCGCCCCAATAGATGAAATGCCACCTCCTGTTACAGTGCCTGCCGTAGTCAGACTGCCGGGTAATGTGATGGCGGCATTTGTGGATTGAACCGCATTAACAATACGTGTGTCATTGCCCGCAGCCACGGTGTTAGCGATAGACCCCACATCCAGCACTGCCGCACCTTTAAGCCCTAAATTGGTTCGTGCAGTGGTCTTGTTTGCCACATCATTCAAGTTTTGGTTTTTCAGTAATGCATTGGTAGCAATTGCCGCAGTATCCGTTAAGCCAAGGTTAGCAATGGCGGCAGCTATTGCCTCCGGCCCCGCCGCCGCGATTTCAGCAAGGTTACCTGGTGGTTGCAGGGCGAGGTCTACGGTACTGCCGGGGTAAACTATTGTCACTTCCTGCGATACCGGCCCCGGAGGTCCTTCCTCTCCATAGCCGGTGACGTAGGTTTCAACATAGAAACGCGTATCGTCATCGGTTGGATCATCGTCACCATGATCAGCCGGCGGGGTAATTGCCGTGACTTCAATAGCATTACTTGGCGCAGGAATACCCAATCGGAAACTGACCGCTGGAAAATTACCGTTACCCTGAGTCGCTATTTCATTGCTGGTGACCTTGGGATATTTGCCATCAGTGAAATACACTTGTTCATATTTATCCTGTGCCACAGTACTGCGAATAGCGTCAACAATATCGGGCCATGCAAACCAGTAATCATCGCGGTACCGAAAAATAGTTGTTGATTTCAGGCTAAAGGTTTTCACTCCATCCACATCAGCCATGATCGGTGTAATAACTCCGTGACGAAAATGACAATTTTTGGCTACAGTGGCCGCTTGCTCAGGCAATAGATGTGGAACCGCCCGAGGCATTTCGCCGCGCATGGTGGTGATATCGATAGCTGACATAGTGAGAGGTTTCCGGCAGGCATAAAAAAAGCCCCACTAAAAAGTGAGGCTTGGCATCTTTGGGTAATTTAGCGCGTTGTTGATAAGAGAGCAATGGGGTATTTATTTAATTTAAGGCGCATAACTACCTGGCTTCGAGGTAGAGGATATTTTTCAATATCTGTGAGAAATATCTGATGTTGTGCTATTTTCAGATTTTTGCTCACTATAATGGTTTGGAGTAATCATCCAAATCCAATATGCTTGGACGGGAATATATAAGGTAATAACAAGGAAAAGTTATGGATACGGTTGAAGAACTCAATGGAACATACTTCTATGCATGTCGTTCGAATCTGACCGCCAGCGAATTACTATTTATGATTTTTTGTGAGAATACGGCAAACCAGTTTGGTATTCAGGATTTTGGGGCTGTAGCTGCTATTATTTCAGGTAGAAGCAACCTCTCTACCAGAGGAAAGCCCATAGGTGCAACAAAAGGCACTTCATACGCTTCCAAGGCGGCACGAAGTGTATTTAAGAAAACAAAAATCCCATTTGGTATATCGTTGCCTACATGGTTAGGGGGTTATACCCCGCTGACTGCGAAACGAGTTATGGTTCGTAATCTCGCCCCGTTTGTTGGTCGCTCGATCCCCTTGCTTGGCATCATCATTATTGCTGCTGACGTATCAGAGATTACTTACAATACAATTCGTGACTACAACATGATAGCAAGGGGAGCTGATAAGTTATGGTAGATGATATTGAACAGCGGATTTATGATCTTGTACGGCCTTATGCTGGCTTCTATTTGTTCACTAGAAAGAAAGTGGCTTTAACTCCCTATACAGACTTAGACACTGACCTTAGTATTGATGAGCTTGAAGTAGAAGATCTCATGAATGATTTCTTTAAAGAATTCTCTGTAGAAAAAGGGAATTTCAATATTAAAAATTACTTCCCTGATGTTCCTTTTTCTTTCAATCCATTCAAGAAAACTGCCCCCATACCCGTTCCCGATTTAACTATAGGAATGCTTATCGAGTCCGCCAAAGCTGGCCGCTGGCTATACGATTGAAATAGCAGGGTAATTAAGTCCGGTTTTACTATCCCTATTCCGGCGCTGCCGGCCACTCAATATCCGGTGTAAGAGAAACATCGATGTTTTTCACCTTCACTCGATATTGCTTCCACGCTTTTAAGTCGGCGCGGAGTTTATCCGGCACATCAGAGTTACTATCCTCTAGCCCCTCTATTTCATCTGACAACGCGCCTATCATGTCGGATGCCTGCGACATTAGCGATGATCTTTCAGCGTTCGCAATAGCAATAAGTGACTCTCTTGCATTCTCGATATCTTCGAGTGACGGCCCGCTTATTTCTACCCAATGGCCGCCAGTCCACTCACCGGTTGGTGGTATCCCTTTAACCCAACCATTTTCGCATAAGCCGAGAAATGCAGATCTAGGGCATCCTTTTGCACGGCTAACTTCACTTGTCGTAAAAAAGTTATCTGCCGCAACCATGACTCTTCTAAATCTTGACCGCGAATATAATGCTTCACAACCTCTACTGCTGTATCACCATATATTCCCATATCAATCCCCGATTTCTTCATTCACTCGTTGCCTGAGGGTATCAGCAGCTTCGGACTCTTCAATCAACAACCAGTGCATACATTCTTTAACCAAAGGTACATATTGCGCAGCCCACTCCCCAGCGGGTATCTCAGCCCCTATGATGCCCATGGATTTGCGCAGATGTTCCATTGTTGGCGGTATACGGCCACCACCACCGCATTCGTTACATGTTTCTGGATGAGGTCGCAGAGTTTTACCGGCACCGTGACAACGTGGACATACCTGCGTTGTAGATGCCTGCTGCTTAGCCCATGCCCTCAATGCGCCACGCTCTGTTTTGATTTTGGACTGAAGGGTTTTTATTTCGTCTGCCAGTAATGCGATAGTGCCATCATCAAGTGCCTGGGCTTTATCTCTTTCCAGCAATTTGATTTGCTGCTGTAGCCCATCACGACTTTTCTGGTCATTCCAGTACGGGAGCCGTAACGTCGTAATAAAGTTGCAATTTGCTCTACCTGCGCAGGGAGGTTTCTATTCAATACCATGTTCAGCGCTAACTGGCAGGCAGCAATGGCACGAGGTGGATGCGATCGCTTATGTAGCCACACACTAATTGCGGCCCGTAAGCGTTGCTCTGCTTTGCAGTCATTGCGGTATTTGGTCATCAAAATATCGAATCCGACAGGGTGTATATGTTGGCACGTAGCAAAGGTACCTAATATCTGGTCTTTGGTCAGAACTGCACGACCTCTGCCAATGTTCAGCGATTCAATGCTGACGCAGCGTGGATCGTGCATTTTGATAAGTTGTTCAATTGCAGTGGTCATTGGTCAGTCCTCAAAAATCATTAAAACAATACTCTATATGTAAATAAATTTTTATTGAATACATTTAACTTTCTTTCGGATATAACTCTAACTCAGACCATATCTTTCTATATATAGCTCTCAACTTTACTTTATCAACTATTTTATTTATTTTATGATAGTATTCAACGACGATATCAATTTCTTTTTCAATAGAATTTCTCTTCTTACTTGGCAAAATTAAAAAGTTGTCAAAAAACATCTTTACATGTTGGTCTGAGGCTAGCCAGGCCGGTAGCTCGTCTCTCGTTAATGAGTACTCAATATAATTAACATCATAACATACGACACAATCTCGCCCTCGTGACATGTACTTATCAGTATTTGAAAAATAATCCTTCAAGGAAGTAATTAGTGCATCAAGTGGATATATTGATACACCTTCCTTAGGAAATTCATTGACAACTGTAATTTCAATCACTTCTTTAGACGTCAATTTATTAATATGATTTAACATATCTTTTTTACTAATATTATTTACAATGACTTTTTTTCCTAATAATCTTACTATTTTAGATAATACTATCAGCCCCATGTGATAACTTACAATATATCTAGCTGTATCATCATTATCCCTAAAGTCCGAATCCTCAACTATATATATAACCTTTTCACCATTTATATATTTACCTACTACTTCCCCACCTAAAGAATATTTTTTCCACCCTTCGTACTCAGCCCCAACCATTCCTTTTATAAAAAATGCAGTGACGCTTTTTTTTTCATCACTGGCAGTGGAATAAATAAGAGCGTGATTTTCATCCATAACACGTTTCAATATATCCCCAATCTCACCTAGTCTATCTTTCCTTACTTTATCTCTATTAACTGTTAGCCAATATCCAGAATCTTTACTAAATATATTCATAGTAAAAAGAATCCCTCTAGATAAAATGTTATCTTCAACATAAGTATCTTTATAATACACTTTACCATGTGCATTTTCTAAGTCTATATCAATTAATACATCTACACCTAGTTTATAATCAGTAATTACATTATCACTTTTATAAAGTCTTTTAATACCGTCAACAATAGTTTTATCATTAAAACAAAGAGGAATAGTAGAGTTTTGAAATGATTTATTTATCGCATGAAAAATATAGCTTTCAGTTACAGGTATATCGGTATCAACTAAAGGATCATAATTGTAGATTATGGAGTCTATTGAATCTACCATTGAAACTGAGCTAGGTATTTTTTCTTGTTTTATCTCTAATGTAACAGATGTTCCTTCAAACCATTTATTATCAATCACACGAATCCAAACACTAGGTATCCTTGAGCCATTTTTAATTAACTTTATTTCGTAACAAAGGTCTCCTCTTTGCCTTGTCGTTATTACCATTTTCTCAACTGAATCAAAAACACTTTGGATGCCTATTCCAAAATACCCTGATGGTTTTGCCCACTCTTGCATTGAGCTAATTATTTGACTTTTTAAAGATTTATTAATAGAGCCGACAACCGTAAGCTTCTTTATATCATCCAAAGACATTCCAATACCATTATCTTTTATTTCTAATTGATATATAAAATGATTGTCAATTTCTTCTTTTTTAATTAAATTAATATTTATACATTCGTTATTTATTTTCCTGTAGAAAAGTTCCCTTTGTTCATGTTGTTGCAAATCATCTAGTTCTTCTTTATGACACATTTCCTCCCAAACTTTATAATATACTGCATCCATAGAGTTTTGTATAAGCTCCCTTACATATGAGAAACGACTCTCATATAACAACTGACTTGTTAGATAATTGTAAATCCTCCCGCTATCAAGAGTTATCGTAGGAACTTTACCATCTAATGTAATAAAATCCAGCATTACACAATTAATATCATTAACTGTGGGTAACGCGGAATAATCAGAATTTGGAACAATTTTATTCCAATGTCTTTTCTGAAAATCAAACTCTGATTTTATGTAGTCAAACCAAGATTGCTGCACCTTAAATACATCGTAATCCTTGCATTCGGCTCTGATACTTATTACGGAACTATCAATATATAAAGATTTTATTGATTCATGTTTTTCCTTATGGTGCATTGAACTGCAAGGTATACAACCTATATTTTTTAATAAGGTCGGACAAAACCGCCCATCATCTATATCGAGCAAATCACCTATTCTTAATAATGCGGAAACATATCGTGGATGAGCGTAGTCCTCCGAATCCATCCCATCATTTACATCAGGTAAAATCAGTATAGAGTTTGAATCTTTCCCATGACTAGCACATATACTTGCTAGAATAGAAATTAAACGGCGAGGGATCAGTGGAGTTCTTGGCGAATCTACACCAATCTTTATTGGATTATTAACATGTTCCTCTGATCTAGACGCATGTTTCGCTCTATAATAATCAGCTAATATGAATGTAAGATATTGAGAGTCATCAAATAATTTTTCAGCATTACCTGCCGTAACACCTTCGAGTATACTTTTCGCATATTCACTAAATTCATCATTACCTTTTGATATTGTTTTTAAGTGAATAATGAAATTCTTATCACTTACTAGTTGCTTTTTTTCTTCATAATTTATAATCATTCCACTATCATGCCAATAACATGATTCTAAAATTAACCAGCAGTCAGTTGCAGATAGTAACTCTATATTAGGTGAAATTACTTTTTCAATCTGAGAAATAATTGTTGATGAATGACTTTCATCATGAAGACTAAAATTTGGGAAATTATTTGATACTGTATTCAAAGCTCTAGATAACAGTCTCTTATCAAATTCCCACTGGGCTAACAATGGAGCGTAACTCTGGTTTTCCGCAGCAAGAGTTCTTAATCTTCTCTCTATTCTCATCATAGACCCCAATATATTTTAAAATAATTACGATGCCAATCAAGATATGTTTTACTTCCCTCAAAAACGTCAATCTTTACAGTTAAAGGTATATTTAATGCAGTGATAGCGTCGTGTATTTTTGGATCATCCCTAATAATCATATAGCCGTCATCTGTAAAACTGATATATCCCTTATCAAATAATACATCTACATGTGGAGCTAGCATTAGTCCATTATAAGGGTCCAATCGCTCCTCATCTGAACTATCCCGCCAAGGTTTAATATGACTCGCCCTAAGCAACTCAGGCATAGATACGCCTGTAACAGGGCACTGAGGATAGAGGGCCAGCACATTTTGCCGGAATAAACCTTGCCCCATGCGAGCCTGAATCAATCGTTCTGCTGTTGTGGGATCTCCAAGTTTATGAGCCTTGATTTCAGCAATATCCTTTTCAATTTCTTGATAATCAGAAGTATCGTTTTGTTGTATTAAACTGATTGATTGGCATAGTTTTAACAGTAAATGGCCTAGCTCAGGGCTGATTTTTGATAGATACATCTCATTACCATTGCCATTAAGTGGTTTTATTGGCGAATGCGTTTCAGGTAATAACGGAGCAATTTCCCCGAGATGTTCCTTTGGCGAGATAGGTGTATTTAACGTTATAAACTCAACATCAACCTTCCACCCTTGGTTATCCCAAAAGCTGTCAAACGCAGGAGGTTGAATGGCGTCATAGCACTTTGATTTAGCGACGCCGACAGCGCCTATTTTAGTAAATGCATAAGAAAATATTACGTCGCCAGGATTGACCAATTGCAGCGTATCGTAAGCTGGTCTTGGTTTTCCGTCTTTTGCTCGACTTGGAGCCCAGATAAATCCTTCTTTACGCGCAATTTTGAATGTTTGTTTGTGATTAACCCAAAAGAATTGCTGCTCTGCCGTTTTATTGCTCATGATTATCTTACAAAAATTTTATTTGTAGATAAATTACAGCTCAAACCATGCCTTATCAACTAATGTAACGAAATATTAACCGTCCGTGATTTAAATCACAAAACCATTAATTACATCACGTTACGCTAATCTAAAATATAATAACAAGCTGCGATTAATGAAAGTTGAACTATGGATATAAAATACTACTAAAAAGTCCTAAGCATCCATTTTTATAATTAATTTAGGATAAGTAATATTGAATCTGTGCTTGGGCGAGTTTAAATCCATAACAAACTTTAGCTGTATATCCCGCTATCGTTAGCCGAGATATCCACTCAACCTGCGCTCCCATTAGTACTCCTTTATCTGCCTTCATCTCAATCCACAATCCCGCATAATCACCGCGCGGCATCGCCAGAAACAAATCTGGCACACCTTTCCTCAATCCAAGCCGCTTAGCATCCCTTGCTGCCTTTGGCCCGCGCTTCCCTTCATTGGGGATATGGATCAGATAGTCCCCGATACAAATACCATCAATAACAGTTTTATCTGCCCACGCAATAAGCGCAGCCTGTTCCTCGGTTTCCGCCTGGTGGTTAACTTTACGAACTCTCCCGTTACGCACTTCCAGCTTTGCTGCTGTTCCGATGATGCCAATGGCATCTATGCTATTAAGCAAACTGGCCCCCTCTAGCGATTACCAGCGATTCCTCCAGCCAAACCCTAAGAGTTGCATGCAGTGCCAGTAATATCGTTTCCTCAAGCTCTCCAGGCTGCCATTCATATGGTAATCGTTTCTTTTTTAGTCCGCCATGGAGGCGCAATGTCCAGTGATAATTCCCTTAGTTACATTAGAGCCTTGGTCGAAGTTGTCGCCATTACCGTGCTATCCGGTAGTGATGAACAACATAAGCTCCGCATCAAGCAAAGTCTGGATGCAATCATGAATCATCCGACACTGGAGATTTCACCTGAGGGTCAGGAATTATTTGCTCACTTTGCTGCCCTTCTGGATGGTTCAAACACTGAGGTTTTCCTTTCAGCACGCATAAGCCAAGAAGATCCAGATCCTGAAAAGTCACACTCTTCCCCTCATTTGCGTTTATTGAGAGGGGGCAAAGAGGAGTAGCAGTTTTTTGTGTTTTACGTTTAGCTCTCCAGCTAGCGAGCCAACGCTTTGGGCTAATAGTCATTGGTCAGTCCTCTATCTTTACTGATGAGCTGGTTTGGTCAGAACCAGGCTGAGATTTTCCGGATTACCTTGCAGCACTTACCGAAACAACCGCTATGGAACTCTATCTGGATGAGGTGCAGGAGAAAATATTTCTCCGTGTTGCCAAAGCAGAAAGAGCCATGGAGTTAGATGCAACACAAAGCACCCACATAGACTAGGAATAATAATCGCGATAATTATTTGATAGCCTTTTCAATAAAAATTGCTCTGCAATTAGCAAGGAATTCATTCTTTGTTGCTATTGGATCTGCTTTAATCTCAGCCCCCATTTCTGGGTTAGTCTTAGCCTGATTCAATATCGATCTTAAATAGTAATAAGCCGATTTATTAAATTCAGCATCAGCAGATTTTCCTATTTTTTTATTGAAATCATCCCAAACGCTAACGCCTGCGGCGATAGCAAGCTCGTCTAATTTTCCTTCACTGAAATAAGCTTTTAGTGTTTGAAAACCGGCAAGGCAGTTTGTATCTAATATCGTTAGAGTCTTATACCAAGATGCCTCTGATTCTTTGCCTTCACATCCAGTCAGACGATACTCACTTTTCTCATTCTTAGAAAGATCTGAACTCACGTAGATAGTTTTGTGTTGAGTATAAGCAAAGGGAATGAAATCAGCCTCTTGACTATTTTCCCCTGTAATACGGACCTCACCACAAACAAACGTTTCGCCGGTAGAGTTGGTTACTTCAGTGATTGACCGATATTCCACTGTTTTCGGGTTCTGCATGCCTTCACGCATTACCTTTTCCATGGCTGGAATATCTACAGCAAATGCTGATGGAATACTAAGAATTGATGCTAATAAAACTACAAGTTGTCTTTTCATACCTTTTCTTACTTATCCATATCCTAAAAGAGAAAAGCCCCAGCGATTAAGCCGGGGCTATCCCAGGAGTGCGGGACCAACCGCAAACCTACTGAGGACTGAACAATAACCACGAGGATTATTATCAGCGTGGTTGAGTGACCAAACCCAACCATGGGAAAGCATACCATGACTATTGAATTCATCAAGAAACTCCAATACCGCCACCGCGTTACCGGCGACGACTTCAACCTGTATCCCAAACAATCTGGCCTGAAATTCTTCTTCGCCTGTGTTTTAGGCGCATTCATGTTTCTGGCTATCGCTGTCAAAATCTGAGGGCTGACCAATGACCACCCAAGCAGTAACAACCAGTAATCTCCCGCCCGCCGTGGTTGGGTTGAATATTGACGAACCAACGTGGAACGCGCTGAAAAACAGTATTTACCCTGGCGCTAAAGATGATTCAGTCATCATGGCGGTGAGTTATTGCCGCGCCCGCCAGTTAGACCCACTGATGAAACCCGTTCATTTAGTTCCTATGAGCGTGAAAGATGCGGTAAGTGGTAAATATGAAATGCGTGATGTGGTGATGCCCGGTGTTGGGCTCTATCGCATACAGGCAGACCGCTCTGGTAACTATGCCGGTGCACAGGAACCCGAATTTGGCCCTGACCTCACACAAGTTTTTAACGGAGTAGAAATTACTTTCCCTCAGTGGTGCAAATACACCCTTAGCAAACTCATGCCTAACGGTTCCATGGAACCGAGCAATACCGTTACTCCAAAAAGCAATAGAAGAGCATGGTGGCGATATAGAGCCAATCCCATGAAAATCGAAAAAGGTCGCGCGGCTGTATGGGAACACGCTGCCGAAGCCAACATGCAGAAAATCATCAGGAAGATTGCAGCCCTATTTGATATTGATGATATTGCCATTTTTACCCCCGGTAAGCTTACCTATCTCAAAAATAAACCCCGTAAATATATCCGCATCAGGCCATTAGAAAGTGATGTGGTTATTAATCCAATTACTGGCGCTCATAACGCTAAGAAGGGAACATGAAACCGTACAAACTCGACCCAAAGGCAGGTGCATGATGGCGACAAAAAAACAAAGGGTTACACCAAAGTCACCTATTGGGGCGACGTCAAAGCCGAATTCGACGGCGGGGCCGCTGGCTGTACCGTTATGCTGTTTGACATGTTGCCTTTGGCGGCAAAGCAGATTGTAGCCGCGAAGATTGCCACCAGATTTGCCGCTGCCGAAGCCAAAGCGGCTAAGGACGGTGAATAGTGTCCTACTACAAAATCAACACGATAGCCTCCCTCGCCGCCTGGGATGAAGAACAGAGGTTACGTAATGAACTGGTAGATAACGGTACCGCCTTTGCTGCACTATTTGGTGCAAAACCAGTTTTTACTACTGATTTAACTCGGTTCAGCTTTTATGGTGTGGTGTTTCCAGACACCACACCAACCTACGGTGATCCCGCGATATGGACAAAACCCGATAGCACTGCCCGCTATACATGCAGGCCGCGACAGAAATCGCCAAAAGGTTTAGGAGAGGAATCTCGGGCGTTGTTGAAAATGTTGAATGAAAACTTCCCCAGCCCTTCGGTAGATCGGGATCCCTACTTTAAATCTCTGGGGCTTGACTGGGAAATGCTATTTTTATGTGGTTTAGCTCATTTCCGTCATGGCGATATTATTTACTTCAACACTGGGCAACCCCCAAAGAAGATTCAGGTGCGATTGAAATACTTGGCACTGTATATAAAACTGCTGAGAATTCTTTTAATAGAGAATCTAAATAAACCTTGTTGTTAATGAGTTTAACTCACTTCACTAATACCCTAGCCTTACTCACTATATTCCTGCCCATAGGCTGGGGGTTGTTTAATTCGATTAAGGAGTAATCCCATGTTTGGATTGTTTCTCTACGTCTGTTTTACATTCCAACCCTGTCAGTATGAACCACAGGGGTATATATATCCCGACAAAAGTAATCTCTCTTGCTGACACTCAGCAAGAGAGATTACCAACTGAATATGTTTGCTTACCCGTTAACGGTGTATTAGTGGACAAACAACAGTAATTTAATTGTTGACGATTCTGTTTTTTTGTGATCTTTATTTTGGTGGGTGAGCTTCATTATTTTTATTAGATACTCATCACAGCTTTCATTTATTCTCTTCATTAAAAATAATTTGTACCATATCTTACTAGGCTCAACTCATTCTAGAGGAAGTCACAAAAATACACCAGAATATTGAACTAAACTTTGAAGATGGCATTGTTTTGGGAAAATTAACTCACTCGACAGTTGTTGCAAATGGTTCAGGAACCATTATAAAAAAACTTGAAATACCTATAAATAGTATATCAAGGAAAAATCTATCCGGTTTAAGAATGGGTGACGTTTTTACTATACCTCTTGAAGATAGTGGTCATACGGATTTCTATCTAGACGGAATCACTGAAGAACATTACATATTCATTTAATTGAAAATCACCCCCTTCCGTATATAGATTGGATGGTTTTTTAGGAGATTATTCAATCTAATCACATCTAAACTCAAGAGAAAAATAATAGTTTTTAGGATAACTATTAAAAGCGATTCATAGCCCCTTACCACCCCAGACCAAACGACCATAATAGGGCGTAACATCGTTGCGCCCTTTCCTACTGAGGAAAGACCAATGACCAAACTACTGACGTTAGAAGAATGGGCAGAAGAAACCTACCGTAGCAAACAGCCTACGCCCCAGACACTCCAGCGCTGGGCGCGAGGCGGCAATATTTACCCAGCCCCTGAAAAACATGGGCGGGAATATCGTGTACAGCCAGGTGCTATTTATATTCAACCTAAAAACTATCGCTTAGCTAAAAAAATAATAAAAGCATCACCCGATGTTAACTCACCATTAATAGAGAGAATTAATCATGGCATCAAGGCCGCAAAGATATGATGCCAATTTACCTCGGAACCTTACCTATCGCCGCTTGCGTAAATCATTTTACTGGCGCAACCCTATTACTGGGGAGGAAATAACACTCGGGCAAATTGCCCGTAGGGATGCTATATCTCAGGCTATTCAGGCCAATAACTATATTGAATCCAATTTTCAGCCAGTAGCCCTACTTGAACGATTGCAAGCCCCTGCCCCAACCCCTGCGGCTAAAGCCGAAGTTAATACCGTCGCAAATTGGCTAAAGCGCTATTCAGAACTATTAAAGCGTCGCGAGCTGGCTGAGAACACCATGAAAATGAGAGTCCTGCAAATCGGATATATTAACCAAGAATTTGGCGAGAGGCCGATCGAAACCGTTACCACCAAGCATATTGCTGATTTTATTAATGCCTATGTCAATAATGGTAAAAGTTCGATGGCGGTAAATCTGCGTTCTGTTTTGTCTGATGTTTTTAGGGAAGCCATTGCTGATGGCTTAATTAGCACTAATCCAGTGGAGGCAACACGCACGCCGTCACCAAAAGTTAAGCGGGAACGGCTCGACTACGCTGCCTTTTGCAAGATTTATGAGGCTGCCGGCCAACAGCAGAACTGGGTTCAACTCAGCCTAGCATTGGCGCTAATTACCGGCCAACGCCGTGACGATGTGCGGCAATTAAAAAGAAGCGATGTGCATGATGGCAAGCTTTGGATAGTCCAAAGTAAAACTAAAATGCAGATAGCTATATCACTATCACTTCGGTTGGAAATAATGAATACCTCCGTCGGTGACGTTGTAAAAAAGTGCCTGAATAACAATAAGAGCGAATATCTCATTTGCTCGTCCAGTAGAAAATCAGGCCGGGAGCCCGGTGCATTAAATGCCGACTCACTCACCAAAGCATTTGTTAAAGCATTGAAAGCAACGGATCTGGTTTATGACATATCCCCTCCCAGCTTTCACGAGATCCGCAGCCTTGCATCGCGGCTATATGAAGCAGAATACGGTAAGGAATTTGCACAGAAATTGCTTGGACACAAATCGATGAAAATGACGAATGTATACCTGAATTCGCGTAAAAATGAGTGGGTAGAAATTTAGGCCGAGTATAGGATTTCGGGGAAATTTCGGGGGATTTCGGGAGAAAGGAGAAAACATCAATAAAATCAATTAATTAAAAAAAGACCGAATACGATTCCTATATTCGGTCTAGGGAAATGGCTCTTGGGACAGAGCCGTGCGCTAAAAGTTGGCATTAATTAACGTAGGCTTATTCAGCCGTACTCCTTAAGCGTAGTCGAGTACATGTGTTTAGCCAACTTGGCAATGGAACTAATTAATTACGGTTGTAAACTAATCTGAAGGGTGAAAATCCAAACGGGTAGAAAAGAAGGTAACCATTTGAAAAATAAAGGCTAGTATCATTGCATCTCACAACCCCAAGTTTATTTTTGACACAGTGACATTGCGCGCTGCTGGAAAGGTTCCAAACTCATCTTCTGACCGGGCTTGTCACTGTCGTCTAGCAACAAAACATCTAGCGGTTTCGCTAAAACATAACCAGACTTCATCTGATCAGTTGCAATATCATTTAGGGGATATTGCGCTAACGTACTCGGGTTAATAACAAACAAAGCGTTACCCGTGCGGCATTCCAGCATCACTTCTTCCCGATTAAATGCCCATTGCTTGCCAAATTCAAACTTACTGACAGTCACTATCTTCCCGGCAGCAGTAGCGTTAACGGATAGCATCAGCAACGATAACGTCAGCACAAAACCTTTCAT